TCTCCACCTATAATCAGTATTCAACATCCTCAGTATGTTGACAAGCAGTATGAATTTACTGGTATTGCAACTGCTGGAATGATGGAGATAGTTGGAATTAATACTATGGCAAATATTGCTATTGGTCATACTATTCATTTCAAGGCTCTTGGTGCTGTAACACTTCCTGGCGGTGGTATTGTAACTTCTATCGGTACTAATAGTGTTGGTATTGGTACATCTCTAGCTGGTACTGGTACTGTCAATACTACCTTTGTTGGTACTGGTGCTATGGTTGGTGCTAAGGCAGGTCAAGTACAAGCAACTGCTGTTGCAACCTTGTCTGGTTCTAACATGTTTAGGATCTATCTAACAGATGCTGGTGTTGGTTATGAAGCAACTCCAACTATTTCTATTAGTGCTCCTCTAGCAGTTGGTCTTGGAACATATCACCTAAATGAAAGGGTTGTTGGGTCTGATTCTGGTGCTGAAGCATATGTTAAGAAATGGGATGCTGCTAATAGAAAACTAGAAGTTTCCATAAATACAGGTGATTTCAGATCTGGTGAGTATATTACTGGTACTGCATCCTCTGCTAGATATCAAATCTTCTCATGGGGTGATGACCTAAGTAGTCAAGCTGCTGGTAGTGAATACTTTATGAATGATGAGTTTGAAGCAGCAGCAGACGAACTTCTTGATTTCACTGAAACTAACCCATTTGGTATACTGTAATGTTAGGAACCTATTTTTATCACGAAATTTTAAGAAAGACAATTATCGCTTTCGGTACATTGTTTAATGATATTCATATACAGCATGATGATAGATCTGGTGGTACTCTTAGTGAAACTAAGGTTCCATTGATATATGGTCCTAAGCAAAAGTTCCTTGCAAAACTTGAGCAGCAAGAAGAATTAACAAAAGCAACTGCTATAACATTACCTAGAATGTCATTTGAAATGACTTCTATGAATTATGATTCTAGTAGGAAGTCTAGTATAACTAGAACCTTTAAAGCAGTTGATAGTAGGGATCCATCTAATAAGAAAGCAAAGAAAGTATATCTTCCAGTACCTTACAATGTAGGATTTGAACTTAATGTAATGACTAAGTTGAATGATGACGCATTGCAGATAGTAGAACAGATCTTACCATTCTTCCAACCAGCATTTAATGTTACTATAGATCTAGTAGATTCTATAGGAGAAAAGAGAGATATCCCTATCGTACTGGAGAACATATCATTTAGTGATGAGTATGAAGGAGACTTCTCAACTAGAAGAGTGTTGATGTATACCTTTAATTTCAATGCTAAGACTTATCTCTTTGGTCCTGTTGCTGAGAGTACAGATGGTCTTATTAAGAAAGTTCAAGTCGATTACTATGCAGATAACAAACCTCGTACTGCGAAGCGTGAGATGAGGTACACTGTTACCCCAGACCCTCTTAGTGCTGGACCTGAAGATGACTTTGGATTTAGTGAGACTACTACTATGTTTGATGACTCTAAGAAATACAGTCCTACTAGACAAGAGGATGTATAATGTCTAAGAAAATTGATGATGCATTAAATACTTCTTCTGAGATAGTAGAAGTTGAAGTAAACAATACACCTGAAGGTGGATGTGCTACAAGGAAAGATCAATTAACAAAGGTTGATATAGATAAGGATTATGAGTATTCTCGTGCTCAGTTATATTCATTGATAGAAAAGGGTCAAGAGACTCTTAACGGTATTATGGATGTTGCTGAACAATCCAGTTCACCTAGAGCATATGAGGTAGCAGGACAGGTATTAAAATCAACTGCTGACATTGCAGATAAGTTAATGGATCTCCAGAAGAAAGTTAAGGAGATTGATGAGACAAAACATAAGACTACAAACAATGTTACTAATAATGCGATATTCACTGGTAGCACTGCAGAGTTACAGAAAATGATAAAGCAAGGGTTTTTAGATGCTAAATAAGAGCTAGTTACTCTTATCTTGATGGCTGAAGAAATTAAAGAAGAAGTAGTAGAAGAGAAGAAACCCGAAGAGAAGAAGGGGTTGCTTCAGAAAGCAAAAGATGCTATACTACCTGATGCTGATGAACAAGCTGCGATCATCTCAACGATGGTCAGAATTGGCGTGTTGGTCTGGAGTGGGGGTATATTGACCCTTAACTATGTGACAGTTCCAGGACTGGAACAACAGAAAATAGATCCGACATTTATAGCTTCAGTTTTTACAGGAGTTTTAGCTAGCTTCGGAATTCAGACAGCATCTAAGAAGGGTGATGGAACCATGAAGATGAATGGTAATGGGAATGGTGGTGGATCTAACGGTGGACCTCCTCCTGCTACTGCAAAGGACATTGAAGCAATCATTGCTAAAGCTGGTCCTACTCAAACTATTCGTATCGAACAAGCACCTCTAAAAATAGTTGGTGTATCTGATACAAAAGAAACCTTTAAAATGTAAAGTCATGCAAAAATTAATTAATGTACTCGCTCTTGCGTCCACTGCTGTATCTGTTGCCGTTGTTGGCAGTGGGTTATATGTATATGTCAACAGGGATTCCATCATTGATGGAGTTAAATCTCAAGTTATGGAAGCAGTTACTGGATCTCTTGGGGGTTTAGGTGGTGCTGGTTTAGGAGGAGCTCTTCCTACTGGTGCTAATGATCTTGCTCCTAGTGCTCCTCAGGCAAATCCAATGGCAGGTGAAAATGCTGCTTCTGGTGGTGTTTCTATCTTCTAAATGTTCAAATATAATCCTGTCTATCCACCCGTCTCAGGGTGGTTAGAAGTTGAATTGGATAAACCAATTGTTAAGTGGTTGTGGGAAAGAGTTGATGAAGCTAAGGTATCAGTCAAAGATAAATTAGCTGGAAATATCTCAGAGAGTTTAGACTTAGAAGACAAAGATAATTTTCTTCTAAGTAATGTTTTGCTTGATTGTGCAAATGCTTATGCAGATGCATTTAAATTTTCTAGAAAAAAACCAAATACTTTATCATCAAGTAATCAGTTAGTTGTTAATGGATTCTGGGTTAATTTCCAGAAGAAGCATGAATTTAATCCCATGCATGATCATGGGGGACTTTATTCATTTGTTATATGGATGAAGATACCAACTAAGAGTAAAGAGCAACATAATTTAGATTTCTTAAAAGGTATGGAGGGTGCATGTGCATCTAACTTTGAATTTACATACAATGATACTATAGGTGGAATAGCATCTTATCCATATTTTATGGATCCAGAACTTGAAGGAAAGATGTTATTTTTCCCTGCTCAAATGAAACATGCTGTTCATCCATTCTATGAATGTGATGAGGATAGAGTATCAATTTCTGGTAATTTGTATTATACATAGTAAGCCCTAATTAAAATCAAATGTCCATAAAATCAAAAGCAAAAGGTGCATTCGACAAAGTAGTTGAATGGGATAAAAAACTAATTAAAAAATGTCAGGATAAGTTTGGATTAACAGATTATCAAGTAGTATGCATTTCCTTTGCCAAAGGATTAATAATCGGTGCAATCCTTCTTTGATAGAATTAAAGAATCTATAGATCCTATCAAGTCTCATATAGAGGCTGATGGTGGATCAGTGGAATTTATTGAGTTAACAGAGGATCTTATAGTTAAACTTAAAGTTGCTGGTTCTGTTAAACCATGCTATGATTGTCCTGACCCAATGAACTATTGTCATCCATGTATAATGGATACAAAACATATTCAAAGTGAATTGAAACGACACTTAACTGAATCATTTCCTGAAATAAATGGCGTTGAATACGATTGATACTTTAAAGGTAAAGAAGGAACTTCCTATCTTTACTGTTGATTTACCATTTAAAGATATAAAAGATATTGTTGTAGAGTATAGAAATAAGTTTCCAGAAAATTATAATGAAAAACTTCCCAATGCTCCTGTTAGATCTTCTTGGAGAAGTAATATGTGGGCAATGGATTATGATAAGTTAAAGTATTTTGTTAGTGTAGTTGAGAAAGTTTGTCATACTGTTGGGTGTCAATATTTTCATATGAGAGAAGAAACAAAATTTCAATGTACAAATTTATGGATGATGCAATATGAAGGTGGAGATTATGCTAGAGAGCATGATCATTTTCCAAATGATTTATCTTGTGTGTATTATGTAGATGTAGATAATAACTCTTCTTCTATTATATTTGAAGATGATTTGGAGATTAAACCTAAGAATAATTTGTTAGTAGTTTTTCCTTCATTGCTTCGTCATATGGTCCCTTCAACACATAGTCAGAGAACCGTGATATCAATGAACTTTCGGGCCAATTAGCAATAAATACCTATACAATTTGCATTATTAGTGGAGTTGAAACTATCATGTCCCACTATACAGTAGGTTATCATAACCTAGAGCATCAGCATTTAGAAATTTGTGAATATGCAGAAGATGCATATGACGCAATACAGAATTCCAAGAGGGATGTTCCTATGTTACAGGAGCATCCTCATTTTATTGATTCATGCATGGTGGAGAAATGAGTAACATAAAGAAACATAAGCATGAGATCATGTGGTGGATGAGTAGACTCACCATCATGGGAACCTCTCTAGGACTATCAACTTGGCTTGCGGCACAGGCATATGTCTGAGGTAGTTTGGTCAATAAATATTATGCTTGCTTTACTTTTAGTAGCAGTAGGTATTAGTATATACTGGATATTCAAATACGATGATTGGAATCCTAACCCCTATATTAGTGAACCTTCCCACGAATCAATGGATTCAGCAGATGAGGGAGTGGGAAT